GCTCGACGCGCTCGGAGGGCGCGGCGACGCTCACGGTCGTGAGGCTGCTGGCCGGCGCATGCTCGACGCGCTCGGAGGGCGCGGCGACGCTCACGGTCGATGTCCCTGCGTGGGAGACGCTTGTGTCAGACCTCCTGACACTGCTCGGGACAGATTGCGTGCACCTGTTGATCGCCGAGAACGCCACAGCGTCGCAGTGGTCGGACTCGAGCTCGTACGCAAACCACGTGACGCAAGAGACGGGGAGCTATCAGCCCACGCCGAGTCCCGACGGCATGTGCGTCAACAACCGAGCGTACGTAGGTTTTACTCGCGCCGAATCTGAACATTATCGATTGGCGTCGGGTTTCGCTGGGCTCGCTGCATCGAGTGACGCCTTAGCGTGCTTCGTGGTGTTTTCCATAAGCGACGCATCAACCACGCGCACCATAGTAGACTACTCGGATTCTTCCGGCGATACCGGCAAGGTGATCAGAGCGCGGGTGATGACGTCGAATATCGTGCGCTGCCAGGCTTACGTGGACGGTGATAGCACGGTGCGCGAATGCAGCAGCACTGCGACAGTAGACAACGACATCAGCAATCCGTACCTGTATTCGGGGTGGATGGATGACGCCGACGGGCTGCTTCACGTGGCCCTAGACTCGGCCGGAGGCGGCACCTATGACGTCCCGGATGCCAGCGGCATGGTGCGCACCGAATACGAGTGCACGCAGGTGAACCTCGGACACAGGATGGGACTGCCGTCGGGCAATGCGTTTGGCGGGCGCATGATGGCGATCGTCGTGTGCAAGGGCGGCACAGCGGCGCGACGCGATGCGGTGGTAGCTCTACTTGAAAGCTACTACGGAGAGGACTGGACGCCATGATTCGCTACACCAGCACATACGGCGATACCGATGCGCCCCTCGCGATAGAGATCGCGGGCGAGGACGGCGACGTGCTCGAGGTCACCAGCGGCGCGCTGAAGGTGCGCACACCAACGGGCGCGTGTCTTGGTGGCAATGACGGGTTTTCGGCCATCGTGATCAATGGCGGGGCCGGACTCATGTGGGTGATCGATTGGGGGATGATCCTAGAACCGAGCGTGCCCGCGCTCTTCTGCGTCGCCTGGCGCATCACGACCGCGGGTGGCACTCGCGAGGTCGCGGTGGAGTGGATCGTTACGCCGAGGTGCTGCTGATGCGCGCCCTCATCCTCACGCCCGACCGCGATTCGCGCGGCCGCCGTGACTACTCAGGAGCGTTCGCGCCCGAGGCTCGAGCGTTCGCGCAGCTCCATCATCTGCCGAGCACATCCGTGCAGAGCATCGACTGCACCCGGACTGCGCCAGAGCGGCGTAAGCACGTCCTGGAGTCCCTGTCGCGGCTCGGAGCCGCGGGCCCGATCGATCTGCTGGCCTGCTTCTGCCACGGCTACCAGACCGGCCTGCAGGTCGGCTTCGACAACTCCTCTGTGCGTGACCTCGCGCGCGCGCTCGTCCACCACGGCTGCTCGCCGCGGCTGCGAGTAGCGCTCTATGCGTGCAGCAGCGGCGGGTCACGTGGTGAGGCGGGCGACGGGGGCCTCGCCGATCGGCTGCGCGATGCGCTCTGCACCGCCGGCTGCGTGGACTGCGTGGTCGATGCACATGCGACCGTCGGTCACACCACCCGCAACCCCTACGTTCGTCGCTTCGAGGGGCGCGGCTCGCCGGTCGGCGGCATGGGCGGTCAGTGGATCGTGGCGCCGCGCTCGCCGCTGTGGCAGCAGTGGCGCGCAGCGCTGGCCAGCACCGATCTCCGCCTGCGGTTCCCGCTACTCGAGCTGCACGAAGTGCACCGTGAGCTGCTCGGCCCGAGCCCTGCCACCATCTCGATAGGAGTGACCTAGGTGTGGCGCCACGAGACACCTGGAGCTCAGCGCGGCAAGTGCTCAGCTCCGGCACCTTCTGGTCTGCGGTCGGCGTGCTCACGTCGCTCGCGGGCGGTGCCTGGGTGTACCTGGATGGATTCGCGCGAGATGACGACCTCACCCCCATTCGCGCGTCCGCGGAGGCTCTTGGGCGCGGGCTGCGGGTGCTTGAAGAGCGCAGCTTCGCTGCAGAGCAGCGAGAGCGTGAGGTACGCACGCGAGAGATCGATCTCTGGCGCCGGTACGTCTCACTCACGGCCGCCGACGCTGCCGAGCCGCGGCGTCGAGCGGAGGCCGCCCAGCGTGCGCGCATGGCCTACGACGAGGCCCGCCGGGAAGGCCTCGACCCGCAGGCCGCGGCTGCGCGGGCCCTGCAGGACGCGCAGCCGCCTGTGCGGCAGAGGTGAGCGATGAGTAGTGATATTAGGCTCGATCTGGCGACCGGGGACCTGACGATCACGCAGGGACGGCTCAGCCTAGCGGTCGGCGCCGATGCTGTGGTGCAGAGCCTGCGAATCCGATTCCGCACGTTTCTCGGCGAATGGTTTTTGGACTCACGGGTAGGGGTGCCGTGGTTCCAGCTGGTCTTCGTCAAGCACCCGAATCTGCGGTTGGCGCGCGCCGTGCTCAGACAGGTGGCGCTTGCTACGCCAGGGGTGGTGGCTGTGCGCGCGTTTAGCGTGTCGCTGGACGATCGCCGGCGGTGCGCGGTGGAAGTCGTCGCGATCACGACGGCCGGCGAGGTGCCGATCGCATTCGGCGACGTGCTCTCGTCGCCGAATGCGGTCGTGAGGCTGCTGGCCGGCGCATGCTCGACGCGCTCGGAGGGCGCGGCGACGCTCGGGGTGAGTCTGACGGTAGACGCAGGCTTAGCTCCTACGTCTTGGGCCAACGGGGTTGCTGTCCTCGCCGGAGTGGGAGCGTCTGGTGGAACCGGGAGCTATACGTACGAGTGGACCGTGCAGAGTGGTGGAGCGGGCGTATTCGGCGATGACACGTCGCTTATCAGCACATTTACGCCCAGCGCTCCATCCGCAGCGATTGTGCTGCGGCTCACCGTACACGACGGCGCGTCCACCGCGTATGACGAGATCGTCGTCGCAGCGACATGGGATGCCGTCGTCACCAATGGCACTGGCTTCACGCGGCACGTCTGGCTCGAGGTGTCCGCGGCGAACGTCACGCTAAACGGTGCGAACGTCTCGCAGCTCAACGATCGATGGGGCACCTATCACTGCACGCAGGCAACAGCGAGCTTGCAGCCTCTATATGTGGCGAGTGGAGGGCCAAACAACCTCCCGTACACGGTACCAAACGACGCTGACGACATCCTGACCAACACAGCAATATCGTTGTCGAGCGGTCGCCGCATTCGAATGTATTTCGTTGTGACGCAACACGCGTCGGGCGTCATGGCACCATGCGCCGTGCTGTGTGGTCCGGGCGATGCAGCGCTGTACCGCAGTGGTGGCAGTTTTGTTATGGAGGCCGAGCCCGAGCCCGGAGGGCTGCAACAAATAACACTGTCGAGCCCGGCTGCGGACACAGCCTGGCATACCGCCAGCATTGAGTTTTTGGCGAGTGGGCTTGTGGGCAAGCTCGACGGCGCAGCGATATCGCCGGCGTTCACCGGCACATCGGGATGCGACAGTGTAGATGCGATCAACGTCGGGCACCCGAGTGTGTCGGGTGGCAAATTCTATCTACTGATCATGGTCGAGGATGCGTCCTCGGAGTTGGATGCTTTCATTCGCGCCTACATCACCGCTACCACGGGGCTCGCGGCATGATTCGCTACACCAGCACATACGGCGATACCGATGCGCCCCTCGCGATAGAGATCGCGGGCGAGGACGGCGACGTGCTCTCGTCGCCGAGCTAGCTGTCCCTCCGGGTCAGCCATGACCGGCCTCCGGCGTGCGCTCGAGCGCCTCCGTAACGAGCACGGCGAGTGTGACCGCCAGCGACTGGGCCGTGGGCTGGCCGAGCTCTGCCAGGACGGCAGCGGCAAGCCTGAACGCCTTGTGTGAGGCTACGGCTTGAGCGAGTCCGTGTGCTGCCTCGATAGGCACGGCATCACCGCGCGCGGCGCGCCGCAGAATGTCGATCGCCAGCTCATGCGCTTCGTGGCCCCACGCCAGCCCCAACGGGCCGAAAGCACCATGACGTCCGTCACTCCCGACCGGTTTCGTAAACCGTCGGTCCCGAGTTCGAATCTCGGAGATGGCTCCCCGCGCAATGTCCAGCGATTGCAGCGCGTTGTCGGCGCCGATCACGCTGCCCGCGGTGCTCGCAGCGTGTGCCGTGGGGCCAGTCTGGGGCCGCTCGAGCACCGTCGCCGCGGCCGCGGCGTGCAGGCGATCGGGCGCCAGGTGGGCGTAGCGTTGCGTGACCGCGGTGTCGCTGTGGCCGAGCAAATCCCGCACCTCCTCGAGCCGCCACGCTCGGCCCCAGGTGCCCATCAGCAGATGGCTCGCGCACGTGTGCCGCAGGTCGTGGAAGCGCACGTGGCGCTTGATGCCGGCGAGCTCGCGGTAGCCGGGCTCGGTGATGTGGCGGCGCTCGCCGTCGGCCGTGGTGTAGGGCTTGCGGCGCTGCTTCCACCGAGCGTCGTTCCAGCGCGCGCGCATCGAGCCGTCGGGTGCCGGGAAGACGAGGTCGGCTGAACGATCACCCCCTTCGGCTGAACGATCAGGGGCCAAATCTGAACAAATGGAGTTCATCTGCTCGAGCGCCTCCCGTGCCTGCCCGAGCAACGGCACCATTCGGATCTTGCCGTTCTTCGGGGCTGCGGACCTTGAGCGGCGCACCATCAGGTGCGGGGTCGCGTGGTCGAGGTAGCAGTCGCCCCAGCGCAGGCCCCAGAGCTCGCCCTTGCGCAGGCCGGTGTAGATGGCGACCCGGTAGAGAAGCCGATACGGCGCGGGCACGAGCTCGCACGACAGCAGCGCGTCGATCTCGCCCTGTGTGAGGTACGTCCAGGGCTCGTGCGTGTACTGCGCGGCCGGCACCCGCACGCCGGCGGCTGGGTTCTCGTCGAGCAGCCCGAGTTCGACGGCGTCGCGCAGGCACACCCGCAGGGTCGCGAGCACGTGGCTGACGGTGTGGCGCGAGAGCCGCCGGCCGGTGCTGACCAGCTTGCCGTCGCCGGCGTGGCGTCGGCCCTCGCGCGACAGCATCGAGATCGCCCATGCCCGCACGGTGCGGCGGTCGATCTGGTCGAGCGCGTCGTCGGCCCACGGCTCAGAGAGCACGTGCGCGCGCAAGCGTGACTCGTCGTCGTAGACCGAGCGCACGACACCCGAGAGGTGGCGCTGTTCGAGCCAGCGCGCGATCCAATCGCGCAGCGTGGTGGCGCCGGGGCTTGCGGTGCGGTCGGCCGAGAGCTGCTCTAGCGCCGCTTCGAGCACCGCTGCCGCCTCGGCGTGGGTCGCGTAGGTGCCGAGCGTGCGCTTGCGGCCCGCGACCCTTACCCGCACGCGGTGGCGGCCGTCGCGCTCCTCGATCGACCCGCTGCCCATCGGGCGCTTGTCGCGCGGGCCGGCCGGTGGCCGCAAGCTGGGCGGACGGTCAGGCATCTTTCGGCGGGTAGCAGTCGTCGCAGTCGGCCGGCCTGCCGCCAGACAGGTCCTGCTGAGGGTCACGCGCGGCGAATGCTGCGCGCAGACGCTCGCGCGCAAGGTTGCCCTCCTGTGTCAGGGTCTCGCCCTCGAGCGCGGACAACAACGCGAGCGCGGCATCGTCCACCTCGCGCAGACAGCCCGCTTCGAGCGCGGCGGTCGGCCAACCCTCGAGCACGTTCCAGCACGTGGCGATTCGATGCGCCATCTCGCGCTTTGGCGCGCCTGCGCTGGACTCGCCGCGCCATCTCACCGCGCCAATGTCGACGCTGTTGCCGCCCTTGCCCGCGGCAGGCGCTGCGTGCACCCGGTGCAGCCCGTCACCGATCACAACCCCGCCCTCCGCAGCGCCTGCTTGGCGCGCTCTCTCGAGATGTCGTCGATCGGCACGGTCGGCGCCGGCGGCCGGTACTGCGGACGTGCGCGCTTGGTCTTGCCCGTCGAGCGCTTGCGCGCGTGCGAGCCCAGCTCGAGCGCGGCCGCGATGCGCTCGAGCGCGGAGGCGATGCGGGCGAGGTCGCGGGTCACGGCTGCTCGACCCTCTGAAAGCTGATCGCCCACACCCACGGGTTGGCGTCCCACGAGCAGCCGGGGCGCTTGCCGTGAATCGAGTCCCACAGATTCGCGAACGCGATGCGCGGCAGCGCGCCGTTGGTACCAGGTCTGCCGAGCGTCACGCCCTCGCCTTCTTGCTCTTCGCGGCTTCTTCGGACGCGGCGGGTCGTGAGCTGCCGCGTGCGCGCAACGCGACGATTCGCGCGAATTCGGTGCACCACACCCAAGCGGCCCACCACAGCCATGCCCAGGCGGTCGGTGGAAAATCACCACCAGCGGCGCGCGCGCGACAGAAGGCTGCTAGGGAGTGCGGCCGGCGCAGCGCTTCCGCGCACGCTCTGCCGCTCAGCAGTAGCTCGGTAGTGTTGCAGTATGCGTGTGCCCAAGCCGCGGCGTTGCTCCGGTAGCTTCGTGCGGTCATCGTGCACCCGCCCGCACCAGCTCGGCGCGCTGCTCGCGCGCCGCACCGTCCACCCGGCGACCGTAGTCGAGAGCGGAAGCCTTCAGCGCCACGCGGGTGTCGCACGAGAGGCCGGCGTAGCGGGTGGCCAGTGCCCGGATGTCGGCGCCGGTCACCGGGTAGCTGACGGCCGGCGCATCGATGGTGGCGTCCTGCACCACCTCGAGGTGAGCGCTCACGGCTGCACCGGCTGGCTGGCACGCCACCGCTCGAAGTCGGCTTGCTGGTCGGCGGCCGTCGCGGACTGCCGGCGCAGCACCTCGCTGATGGTCGAGCTGCCGCCGAGCGCGCGAAGGCTCGGATGGAAGAGCAGGCGCCCCGCCGCCTCGGCATCGGCCGCGGCACGGTGGGCACCCTCGAGCACGATGCCGCGCCGCGCGCACGCAGCGCTGAGCGTGTGCCGGCCCTTGCCGGCGACGAAGCGATCGAGCTGCCGCACCCATACGAGCGGGTCGAGCCACGGCCACGCGGTTTCGAGCTCGAGCCACCGCGCCACGGCCTGGCCGTCGAGCGCGTCGACCATTATGCGGTGCAGAATCGTGCGGTCGAACGGCGCGTGGTAGGCGCACGGGATGGCGCCACGCAGTAGATGCTGCGCGTCCGCCCACGCCATGCTCGCCGCCGTGCCTCTCTCGCGCACCATCTCGTCGGTGATGCCGTGGATGGCCGTCGCCTCGGGCGGGATCGCAGCATCGGGCTCGATCAGCGTCGAGTAGCGGGAGACGACCTCGCCGCCCTCGAAGCGCACGACCGCGAGCTCGACGGGCTCGCAGGTCTTCGGGTCTGGTCCAGTGGTCTCGAAGTCGATGCAAGCAATGTTGAGTTCCGACCACGGCTTAAGGTGGTCACTTAGCGAAAGCATATCGCCTCCCTTTCATTGAGCGATCAGGTGCAGCGCTGACCGCGAGCTCCGGATCCCAGCCGCGCTCGATGCGCCCGTGGATCGTGTCCTTGTGGATGCCGGTGATTCGTGACCACTCGGGCGCTGACAGAGCTACGTCGCCAACGACGATGCGCTTGATGCCTCGGCGATTGTTCGACTGCTCAACGGCGAGCGCCCACCGGCAGTTGCTGGGCTCGTAGTTGCCGTCGTTGTTGACGCGATCGATCGAGTGCCGGTCAGACGGGCGACGCCCCATGTCTGACAGAAAGTTTTTGAACGATCCTGACCATCGGTCGCAAACGCGAATGCCACGCCCGCCGTAGTTGTGCCAGACGCGGTTCTTCGGATTCGAGCAACGCGCGATCATTGCTCTCCATGCCGCGAGCTCGGGCGATGGAAGCGAGTCGCCCGCATACTCTCCGTGATGCACGCGAGCGCAACCGCAGGAGCGCGTGTGCCCGTTCCCCAGGTTGCGGCCAATCACGGAGGTGGTCGTGTTGCAGTCGCACAGGCAGATCCAAACGCGTGCCTCGTTACGCCTAGCCCCGAGCTTGAGCACCACCAGCTTTCCAAATCTCCGACCGGTCAGGTCTACTGGTGCCGGCATCACCGCACCACTTCGACGTCGAAGGCCTCACCGTTCGCGGTGTCGGGTTCGACGCGCGGCTCTTTGGACGCCATCGCGGCCTCGATGAGGCCGATGTGCTCACGCATCATCAGGCCGATCCGTGCGTCCTCGCAGGCCTCGTGTGCTGCGCGGTAGGCCTCGAAGTACTCGCGCAGCGCGTCGAGCGGCGCGGTGTCGAGCGGCTTGCCCGCCCACTGCTCGGCGCCTGACCATTTTGCGTTTTTGCTGAAGAGCGGGCGCTTCGGCTCTTTGGCGGTCGGCTTGCTCTCGGGCTTGCTTGCGCGCTGCGGTTGCTGCGCGCCACGTGGCTTGACGCTGCGGTCCTCTGGCAGGTGGTCGCCGAGGTCCTCGACGTCCTGCGTGAAGATGTCGCTGCACCGCGCGAGCGCGATCGCGCCGTCCACCAGCGCGCGCTTCTTGGCCATCTTCAGGATCGTGTTGACGAGCGTGAAGGTGTCGTCGTTCTCGACCTTGCCGACCTGCTGCTCGGTGATGGCGGCGTCGTCGTCCCGGAACTTCGCGCCGCAGCCGCCCTTCTTGGCGAAGCAGACGAATCCCCCGCCGTATTCCTCCTTGCCCTTGATGATCGTGGCCTTGCCGCAGCTCGGACACAGGCGTTCGCCGTTGCGCCAGCGGTAGCGGCCCTCGCGGCTGTTGGCGCTGCCGAGCCCGACCGCGCGCACGATGCCGGTCGAGCGCTCCTTGAGGTGCACCGTGAGCTCGTAGTGGAAGAGCCCGCTCCCCTCCCACTGCTCGATGCGGTTGGTGACCTCAAAGTGCGGCTCGACGTTGAAGAGCGCCACGAGCTTCTCGGCGCCGGGCTTGAGCAGCGTCGGCTTGTTGGTGCCGGGGATGACTCCGTAGTCGTCGCCCTCGGACATCTGCGAGCCGATGAACTGCTTGACCAACCCGCGGATCTCGGCCTCCTCGGCCAGGTACTGGCGCATCAGCACAGCACGTGACGTGGTGGCGAGCGGCGCGGCGCTCTGCGGCGTGTGGACGAGCGTTGCCGGTGCTCCGGCGTCGGTCGGGTCTGCGATGGTTGCGGTTGCGGTCTGCATGGCTGTTCTCTCTTTCCTGACTGACACTGACTACCTGAACCTGAGATGCTCGGACTGCGTGAGACGCGCCCAGTCGATGGCCTCACCGCCCTTGAGCGCATCTTTGATCGCGGCCTTGTCGACCTCGCGTCGCGTGCGCGCGAAGCGGTCGGGCACCTCGGTCTCAGCGACCAGCAGTTCGAGCGATGGCGCGCTCTTCTGGATCGCCGCCGTGGCGGTCGGGCCCGTGATCCTCTTGATGCCCAGCGACAGCATGGCCTCGAAGAGCCGGTGCTTGAGCGCGTCGGCGTGGGCGCGCTTGCGCTTCGCGCGCTTCTGGTAGGTCTCGACGAAGCGATCGCAGGCCTCCGCCTCCTCGCCGAGCAGTCGGCACACCGCCGCGTAGGCCTCGGCGCGCTCCTCGAGCGACACCCCGAGCTCGCGCAGCACGTCGTCGGCGGCGGCGCTGACCTCTCCGTCCGCGAGGTCGATCTCGGCCAGCACGTCGAGCGTGCGGGCTACGAGCTCGAACAGCGGCATGCGCGGCTTGTGCGCCGCGAGCGCCTCGGTGGTGGTGGTGGTCTCAGAAGACATTGGGATCCTCCGTCTGGAGCGCGCGCTGCGCGGGCTCCGTGCTGCTGCTGCCGTTGCTCTGCGGCTCGGGCTCGTCGCCCTTGTCGCGCTTGCGCTTGTCGCGGATACCGACCAGCTTCTGCTCGAGCCGACCGAGGTCGCGCAGCACGCTTTGCAGCGTCGCGACGTCGCGCTCGCCAAGCTTGCGCGGTGCGAGGTCGTCGCAGAGGTCCTTGAGCGACCACGCAGCGTCCTGGACTGCCTGTAGATGTTCGTTCACGTCCATGGTCCTTTCAGGTCAGGTCACCGAGATGCGCAGCGCACGCTCGGGAAACACGCAGCCGATCGACCCGTAGGCGGGGCTGCCGTCGCGCTCGAGCCACGACCAGCAGCGCAGGCCAGCGAGCGAGGACCCGCAGCCGCACGAGCAGCGGGCGAAGCTGGGCGCACGCGCGGTGCGGAAGACGATCACGGGGCGGCGCGCGCGCTCAGTCACGGCAGCACCCGCCCCTGTGGCCGTCCGCCAGGTAGCAGGCCCAGTCGCGCGAGCAGCCGGCGGGCTCGGGCCACTCGACCGGCGGTGCGAACGCCTGCGCGGCCGCCCACGCGGCGCTGTGCTCGCGGAGGCTGCGGGCGACCGCCTCGCGCTTCTGCTGCTCGAGCAGGTCGCGCAGGTGAGGCGTGGCGGAGGGGACCGGGAGGAGGGGCGGGATGGGGGTGAGTGACGAGGGCATGAACACAAACGTAGTTGTCGCTCGCCGCGCTGTCAATACTTTTGTGGTTGATTGTTCCGCGTTCGTTGACCGGGCATCCGCTCCTGAGGCAGATCTCCGCCGTCCGGGCTGCCGGGCGGGGGACGGTTTCGATGGCGCTGGTCAAGTGCGGCGACTGCGGCCGCAAGGTGAGCGATGCGGCGGCGAGCTGTCCGCAGTGCGGCCGTCCGATGCGTCAGCGGACCGCGGCGCCGACCATCGCCGGCGCGGGGCTGTCGGAAGCTGCCTCGCCTGCGCCGAAGCGCTCAGGGTGTCTCCGCCCGTTCTCTGGCGCCCTGCTGTTCCTGATCGTGTTCATAGGGTGGCTTCAATGCAGATCCGCGCCCGGCCCACTACCGTCCGCCGTCGGCCCGAGGGTGTCGCGTCCCGCGGTCGCGCCTGCGTCAGCTCTGTCCGCGGTCGTCCTTGAGAGTTGGAAGCCGCACTCAGCCGGCGAGAGGCCCGCCGAGACCGCGTACGGCGCGCGAGTGGTCGTCGAGGCGAAGACCCCCACGGCCGACGAGCTCCGCGCGCTAATCGTGTTGCTCGCCCGGGGCCGTGACCCGGTAGTCATCGACGTGTACAGCTCCGAGGCGGCCTACCGTGCATGGAAGGAAAACCGCTACAAGGCACCGGTGGCCAAGTCGGGCTTCTTACTGAGCTACGCGCAGCGCAATGGCGACGGCCAGCTGACTTGGATGCAGGAGCGCGGGCACTTGGCAGCGCTCTTCGGCAAGAGCGAGAGCATCAGTCCGTAGCGAACAGCAGAGGGGATCTCGATGGACAAGCGAACCTTGGTGGCCGGTCTCATTGCTGGTGTCGTGGTCGCGTGTTCGGAGCCAGCGACGCACGCGGTGGGTGGCGCGATGATGGACGCTGGTGAGGTGATCGCTGACGCAGGCGCCGGGATGGAAACGGGCGGGATTGGGAGCATCATCGCCGACGCTGCCGCGGGCGTAGGCGGCGCCCTGCAGGACGCTGGCAACGCGATGGTCGATGCCGCAAGCGCCGACGGCGGACCGGGCGACGCAGCCGCGCAGGAGCCCGCTGAGCCCACCGTGCTGCAGACAACGTGCAACATCGAGGCGGGCCGTCGCGTCGACTACACGGACCCTGTTGGCTTCTCCACGTCGACCGTCTTCTATGCCGAGGTGGACATCGGAGACCGACCCATCACCGACCTCGCGGGCGCGGTGTTCATCTTCTGCGACCGCGAGATCTTCGGACAGGATCCATTCGCGCCTGGGGCGTGCGGGGCGAACCTGACGTGCACGCCCGTCGGGACCGCTCGTCCCGCCCAAGACTGCTACGTCCAGAGCTACATGGACGTCCGCGGAAGCGCGGTCTCGACCACCTGCGGAGCGCGCTCGTTCAACATGCAGGACGGCACGATGACCTTTGAGTCCGGCTATCGCTGGAACAGCGTGCGCCTGGTCATTCCCTGAGCGCTCACCTGCCTGTGCGCTTGCGTGTCGAGCTTGGCGGCTCGTCGCGCTTCTGAGCCTTCAGCTCCTCGAGCCCCGCGCTCACCCTCGCGACCTCGCGCGCAACCGCCTCGAGGCGCCCCGCGCCTGCGTGCTCCCGCATGTACGCGGCCGGATCAAGCTGCGCCTGCCCGGGCTCTGCGAAGTAGCCCCACGGGATTTCAAACTCCTCGCAGACCTGCTCGATCCACAGCACGCCGGCCTTGTCGGTCTTGCCGTTCTCGAGCTTGTCGACTTGCGCCTGCGAGCAACCGATCCGCTTGCTCATCGCCTTCTGGCTCAGGCCGTCACGCTGCCGCAGCCACCGCAGCAAGTAGCCCAATCGTTTCGTGGCCAACGAGTCCATGACCACGACTATAGTTTTGACCTCAACCACGGAAGTGTTGACTTTGGGCACCCACGGAAGTAGTTAGAAGGGCGTGGAACGTGACGATCCTGCGCATCCGAGGCTCCTGCTACTGGCTTGGCGCGAGGCTCAAGGCCTCAGCCAGGAAGCGGCGGCGCCACAGCTCGAAACCTCGCAATCGATGCTCTCAGCGCTCGAGCTGGGAGAGCGCGGCCCAGGACTCGGGCTCGCGCTCAAGATTCGTGACGTCATCGGGATCGATCCGGGTGCTTGGCCAAGACGGACGCGACGTCCCGCGACAACGGAGCGCCTCGCGCCATGACCACATGCCCGATCGATACCGCGGGCCCCGAGCTCGCGGAAGCCACCGACGCGCCCGAGCCCGTGCCTGCGCGGTCGTGCAGGGACGACGCCGCGACCATCGTGCTCGACGCGCTGCGGTCGGCCAAGGACGGCTACCACGACGACTGCGATCACTGCGACGGCATCGTGGCTGCGCTGGTCGACCGCCTCACTCCCCTGATCGAGGAGCTGCGGCTCAAGCGCTTCCTGCTCACCGAAGAGCAGACCACGATCGCCACTCACGTCGAGGCCTGCGAGCGCCACGGCTACGACGAGGACACCGCCAAGCCGATCGCGAGCTGGCTGCACGAGCGGCTCGAAGTACTCGAGCGCGTGCAGTCGAGCGCTCAGCGGATGCTCGGCGCGGTGGTGGGTGAGGCAGGCGATCTCGGGCTACTCGCCTACCACCTCGATCAGCTGCGCGAGGCGTGCCGCTTTGCGGGCCCGCTGCCACCGCGCCGCCTCGGGGTGCACGAGATCGACACCGAGGAGCCGACGCCATGAACGCTCCCAAGCTGCGCCCCGCCGTGCTGCGGCCCAAGCACCTAAAGCCCTCACTGGCGCGCGCGCAGCGGCTCGCCACCGACCGCGCGCAGCTGACACACGAGCAGCTCGCCGACGCCACCGGCACCGACCGTCCGCACGTGTCGCGCTGGGGGCACATGCACGAGCCTCACGCGCCGTCGGTGCTGCACGTCGCCGCGGGTCCGCGCGCTTGGGCGCTCGAGCTGATTCGTTGGCAGGCCGCCGCGCACGGCGCGCAGGTGCTGCTCGATGCCGCGGTGCTGCACGCCGATAACCACGTGGCCCGCATCGCGGCCGTCGCCGACCAGGCCGCCGACGTGCCGCGCGAGATTGCGCGCGCGCTCGAGGACGGCGAGCTGTCGACGCTGGACCTCGAGGCGATCGAGCACGAAGCCCTCGAGCTCGCGGACGCGGCGCTCGAAGCGGCGGCGTGGGCGCGCAGGACGATCGAGCGCGGGAGGCCGCGATGAAGACGCATCGCCCCGTCTCACCACTCGAGCGCTTCGGGCTGAGCGTCGCGATCGGGATCGCGACCGGCTGCGTGTACCTGCTGGCGCGCGCTGCGTACGCGGCCGACTCCACGACCCCGCGCTCGGACCAGGTGCGGGACTGGTGCCGGTCATACCTGGCCGACGAAGACGACGCCGGCGACGCCGGCGTGGCCGACGGAGGTGCGCCTTGACGCTGCTCGCTCGCTCGCCCTCGCCGCTCTCGCTCTTCCTGCGCGCCGACCTGCTCTCTCGGCAGCCGCGCGGGCCGATGCCGATCGATGGCCTTCCGCTCGCAGCACGAGAGCCCGCAGCGCCTCACCGCTCCGACCTGCTCGCGCACCTGATCGGCGAGTCGGTGCGGCGCGCCACGGTCGAGAGCGCTTCGCGGACGATCGATCTGCTGTGCGCTCGGCGTCCAGAAGACGGGCTCAGCCCGCAACAGCGGGCCCAGATCCGAAGCGGAGGCGCGTTGTGATCGATTCGTCCCCCGAGCTGCTCGACCGCATCGTCGAACTGCGCCCAGCGCCCGCTCCTGCCAGGATCGTGTGCGTCTGCGGAGAGACGATGCTCCCGCACGAATACGCGCGCGGACTGTGCGCGCGCTGCCGGTCGCAGTGCTCGGTGAGAGTGCCTGTCGGCGAAACCGATGCGCTCGCGAGCGCATCGCCAGTGCTGCGCGAGTTGTGCCGCGCGCTCGACGGCGTCCAAAGATCCGCGCCCTTCCGGGCTGCCTCTTCTGCCCCTTCGGAGCCAGCCGACGCACGTGGGGGCGCGGACCTTTTTCTCGACCGCATCGAGACGACGTCATGATCCGTGCGCTTTATGTCGCGTTGCTCGACGGCTGCGGCGCCTCTGCTGCGCCTACGCGCGGAGCGCCGTCCTACGGCTACTCGCACGACGCTGCGAGCGCTGTCTCGGTGATGCGGCGCGCCGAACGAGGTGCCGCGTGAAGCCGCTCGAGCGCTGCAAGCGCTGCCTGCTGCCCGCAAGCACGCAAACGCAGCGCCTCGACCTCGATCAGACGCGCGGCCTGTGCATGCCCTGCTACTACGCCGCGCCCCCGCCACCGCTCCCTGCGTCGCAGCCCGACGCAGCCGCGCTCTGCACCCCCCCGCAGAGCGACGACGCCGCTGCCCGCGCAGGCGGCGCAGGGAGGTTCTGACTCGCCCGTATCTCAACACCCCGCGCAGTCAGTACGCACGCGCTTCCGGAGGAGGACCCACCGTGCCCAAGAAGCCACCGTCGAACGCAGCCAGCAGCCCGGGCGAAGAGCCCATCCAACAGACCAACCAGACCGAGTCGCGCGTACTCGCGTGCAGGCTCACCCAAACGGAGTTCAACGAGCGCGCGATGCGCTTGGCGAAGATCGAAGACGACCTCTCGGCGCTCGAGGCAGAGAAGAAGCGCCAGAGCGATCACTACAAAGGGAAGATCGACGGCCTCGCCGTCGAGCGCGTTGAGCTCGCCGGTGTCGTGCGCCGACAGAGCGAGGACCGCATCGTGTCCTGCACCTGGTACGCGGACTGGATCGGCAAGTCGATGATCCTCCGCCGCGACGACACCGGCGAGGCCGTCGCAGCCCGCACCATGACGGCCGAGGAGTGCCAGGCCGGCTTCTCGCAGCCCGAATTCCAGCGCCCACGCACACCCAAGAGCCGACGCCTGCCCGAGAAGCGCGACGAGAGCGACGACGACCTCGACACCGACGAGCCCCCCACGGTCGAACCTTCCTGATCGGAGGCGCCCTTGGTCCGCACCAACAAACGCCGCCTGGGGGACTGGTGATGGCACGTCGGCAAGAATCGCTCGAGACCGCGATCGCCGCGCTCGGGGTCGTACGCGCACGACTCTGCCGCGAGCCCGGCTTCGGTCCCGAGGTGGAGCTACTCGGCGCCGTGACCCGCCAGCTCGCGGCCACCAGTCCCACGCAGTCCCAGTCCCACCAGTCCCACGACGGAATCCCACCCCAGTCCCACCCCAGTCCCACGACGGAATCCCACCCCAGTCCCACCCCAAAATCGGTACCAAAACCGGGTGGGACTGGTGGGACTGCTCCGCGCGCGATCTCTGAATCCTCTCCTCAAGACTTTAAGATCTCAAATGAATACGCAATCTTACCAGAAGAGAGCGAGAACGCGCGCGCGCCTGCGGGCCACCAGTCCCACAGTCCCAGTCCCACGCAGTCCCACCCCGTCCCAGTCCCACGCAGTCCCACCCAGTCCCAGTCCCAGCGCGAGCTGGCCGACGCATGGGACGGCGCTGGCGGGCTGACGACGAGCGGGGTCATGCGGACTCGCATTGGAGCCGTCGTTCCGCTGCTCGAGCGTCTCGCGGCCGAGCGCGGCACCACGGCGCTCGAGCTCTTCCGTGCGGCCTGCCAGAGATTCAAGCGCGACTCGCAGGTCCGGGCGCGCCACCTCGGTCTCGCGGTGCTGCTCGCCCAGCTCGAGCAGTGGGTCGACGACGCGCCGGAGCCACAGCCGCAGCGCGCGAGCGGCATCCTGCCACCCTCGACGCGCGAGCAGGTGGCGGACCAGCTCGCCCGCGAGCCAAACCCGGAATGGGTGGACGCGTGACCGCTCGACTCGGAGATGCACTGCGGGACGTGCTGGCGCGCGTCGAGCGCTCAGGCGCCGTCGACGACGAGGCCGCGCTCGAGCATGAGCGCGGCAAGCACGAGGCCAGGCAGAACATCGAGCGCGACCAGCGTCGCGAACGGATCCGGGTCTCGGGGGTCGCGTTGGCACTCACAGGTCCGGTCATGGACGCTCTCGTGCGAGGGCGACTCGAGCCGCGCGGCACCTCACAGCGGGCGGCCGAGCGCTGGCTCGCGCCCGGCAAGCCGCCCGTGCTCGTGCTTCAGGGCGGAGCCGGCTGCGGCAAGACGGTCGCGGCCGCAATGGCGCTCGCACAGTTCGGCGGCCTACAGCGCCCCGCCGCGTCGGTTGTGCGGGCCTTCGCCAGTCGGGCTCTCGACGCAACGGCCGAACAGGAGCGGATGCTCGCGACGCGCCTGCTGGTGCTCGACGACCTCGGGACGGAGCACAGCCGCGACCGAGAGTGGATGGTGCTGGCACTGCGCGAGCTGCTCGAGGCCCGGCAAGGCGCCCGAACGCTCATCACCACCAACCTGGCGCGCGAGCAGGCCATCGAGGCGTACCGAGACCCGCGGATCGAATCGCGGCTCAAGGTCGTGGCGTGGGTTCGGGACACCGGCCCAGACCTGCGGGGTGCGGGATGAGCGAGGCAACCAAGCAGCCCCGCCCACCCTCGACGCGCGAGCAGGTGGCGGACCAGCTCGCCGAGGCGCCTCGCTACGCGCAGCAAGCGGACGGCCTCCGCCGGCAGCTGGCAGCCGCCAGAGAGCGTGTGGACGCCCAAGGAGCCGCATGACGCAGCCAGTGCCGCTTGAGCTCGCGCTCGCGCCCCCGGAGCCGTCACAAACCGTCACCGCGACCGCTGCTCTTGCCGCCGCAGGGCTCGCGGCTGCGAAAGCGCTGCAGGCCCAGATCGACGCATCGTTCGCCGCCGGCACCGTCGTGCATTGTCCGGCATGCGGATGCGCTGCGGCGGTCCTGCACGAGGAAGTGCTCGACGACGCGGGCAAACGGACCTTCGGCCAACACGGAAACCCGGTGCGGCGACGCGCAACGGTGTGCTGCTGGTGCTCGACACGCACCGACATCGCGTTGCGTTACGTGCAGTTGCCCGGCGCGATGGCGCGCGTGCTGGTCGTGCGCCGGTCTCCGTGGCCAGCCGAAGAGCTGGGGAAAAGGAAGCGCGCATTCGGAGAGGTGAGCGCCGCTCAGCTCGAAGAGGAGGCAAGAGCAGCCGGGTGTTGCCCATGAAGCGGCCCAAGAAGCCACGCCGCCAGGCGAGCTACCGACCGCACCGCTGCGTCGTGCTGGCGGTCGACCCCGGCCGCCACGCCGGCTGGGCCATCTGGGGGCAGGGCCGGCTCGTGCAGTGGGGCGAGGTCGACGGGCTCGACTTCGAGGCCGTCCGCGCAGTCGTGGCCGCGGCCGTGCAGCTCTTCGCACTCGCGAGCGTGCCGTGCGTGCTCGTGCTCGAGCGGCCGCCCGTGCATCACCGAGGTGGCAAGCGCAGCTTCGCGAGCCTGCTCGGTTCAGGCGAGACGCGTGCGAGCTGGCGGCTTGCGTGGGTGTCGTGCCGGCAGCCCAACACGCGGCGCCTCACCGTCGATCCGCAGCGCTGGCGCGACGCTGTCGGTATCGGTCGCGTGTCACGTGAAACCGCGAAGGCGGCCGAGCTCGTGCGCGCGCGCCTCGTCGTGCAGGACAGCGGAGCGGTCGGGCCCGTGGTCGGGCAAGAGTCGGCGCCGGCGATCCTTATCGGCTCGTGGGCGGCTCGAGCGGGCGAGGTCGGCGCTGTGCTGCCGCAGTCGGCGAGGGAGGAGGCATGACGCAGATGCAAATCACCACACTTCAAAAAATCGAGTCAGCGCGCACGGCGCTGGTCGAATGCAGTGACCTTTGGGAGCTTAGGGAGATGCAATCACAGGCGGAGGCACTGCGCTCATATGCCGAAGCACGTGATCGCGGGGGAGAAGCTCATGCGGCCGCCTGGGAGTTAGTGCAAATCGCGAAGCGCAGAATTGGGGAAATAACCATTGGCATCGCCCTGGCGAAGCCCGGGCCAAGTCCGAAGACGCAAAGCGCTACCAGGGTGACCAAGCAAGACACGATCAGGAACTACGGATTTTCTAATCAAGAAGTGTATCGAGCTGAGCGGCTGGCCAAGGTTCCGAGCGTCGAGTTTGCCGAACGGATCGCGCTTGGGAAGGCGAGGATTCTTCGGAGAGCCGAAGGACCACTGGTTGCAAGCCCGTCATGGGATCCGGAGTACAGTCGCGAAAAACTTGGGATCCACGGGCCCGTCTTCAGCGCGCTCTTAGAGCTAGCAGGACCCGATGCCCTCGTAATCACGGGAGACGAGCCGGATCGATGGAGCGCGTCGACGGTGATCGTGCATGTCTCCGCGAGCCGGAGGGGGCTGCTCTCCAGGCTCGTGGCCGAGTTCGCAGCAGGATCGTTTCGGCAGGGTATCGCGGTGATCAGTCGCCCAGGTACTGGGTCCGAGTGGTTTCAGCGGCTGGGGCGTGTGGCCAAGGTGCTATTCGCAGAGGGGCGCCAGGACGTTGACTGCAACGGTATCCCGATTCGCGAGGACATCGCGGTCTTCTACGTCGGCGACCGCGGCGAGGCGTTCACGAGAGGCATGCGTCCATTCGGTCTGGTCATGGAGGCCGTGCCTTGACGCTCGCCATCACGGCTTCGCTCGAGAAGGCCTGCGCGCTCTTGTCCGAGGTTAAGAGCGTCGACGAAGCCGTCGAGATTCGCGACAAGGTGAAGGCGATCGAGGAGTACACCCGGCGCCACAGGGTCGTGGGCATCGCGCACGCCGACACCTACGTGCTGGGGCGCCGCTACGAACGCAGGATCGGCGAGTTCACGCTCGAGATGGAGCAGCACCCAACCGGAGGTGGCAGGCCGCGCAAGAACCTGTCGGAAACCGAACAGGTTTTGCCGCCGTCGAAGTCTCGCGAGCTCAAACGCTTGGGCCTTACGCGACAGGACGTCGCGCGATACGAGAAGATGGCCAAGCTCGATGCCGGTGAGTGGTCCGCGCGTCTGGAGACCGCTCGATCACGCGTCGAGTCCGGCAAGCGCGCCCCCGACCTCGCCGCCGTGACGTCCGCCAGCGACTTCGACGGCGACGCTTGGGGCACCCCGCCCGCGATCATCGAGATGGTCCGCCGGGTGTTGGGCTCTATCGAGCTCGACCCCGCCAGCAACGATCGCGCGCAGGCGGTGGTGGGGGCGCAGCGCTACTACACGGTCGCGCAGAACGGCCTCACGCAGCCGTGGAAGTCCTCGACGCTCTTTCTCAACCCGCCCTACAGCGATCCGCTGTGCGAGCAGTTCGCGCGCCGCTTCCTCGAGGGCGCCGGCTTCGACTTCAGCGCCGGCGTGCTGCTCGTCAACGCCTGCACGGACACGGCGTGGCAGCGCGCGCTGCTGGGGAAGCTCCCTGTCTGCTTCCCTCCCCGCATCTCGTTCCTGGCCCACGACGGCTCGCCACACAGCGGCAACCGCTACGCGCAGGCCATCTTCTACTCGGGCCCCAAGCTGCCGCTGTTCCGCAAGGTGTTCGGGCCGCTGGGTCCGGTGCTGGCCGCATGACCTTCGCCCTGCACATGGCCGAGCACTTCCGCTGCGATCGGCTGCGCATCAAGCTCTCGCGCTCGACCTGCGCGCTACGGTACGTGCGCGACAACGGCGCCGATCGAAAGAACGGCCGCACCCCCTGCACCGAGTGCCCGATCGGGATCTCGCACCGGCGCGGCGAGCCGCACCATGACGCGCCCGCGATCGGCTCACCCGTGCCGGCCTCGATCCCGATCGCCGCTCCAAAGAAGCGCGGCCACATCGCGTGGGGGTTTCAGAAGTCGCGCAAGGCGGCTGCCGCTGCCGCCGCTGCGGCTGCTGTGCCGGAACCTGCCCCGCCCATCACCACTGCGACCCCCACCCAGGCCGCCGAGCCCGAGCCCACCACCGAGGAGCCGATTATGCCCAAGACAAGAACCGCCACCTGCCAGGACTGCACAGCCAGCTTCGAGGTCGTGACGCTGACCGGCAAGCTGCCGCCGGCGCCCTTCCTGGTGCGGCTCGGTAGGCTCGAGATCGAGTGCGCAAGCCTCGAGGCCGTCGAGCAGCTCGCCGCTCGGTTCGGAGGCGTCGCAGGGTGAAGAAGAAGGGCCGCCAGCGATCGACGTTCAAGCGCGACGTGTTCGTGCTCGAGTACCTCAAAGACTTCAACGGCGCGCGTGCGGCCCGCGCGGCCGGGGCTCCGGCGCGTAGCGCTCGAGAGCGCGCCTACGAGATGCTGCGCGACCCCGACCTGCAGGCCGAGCTCAAGAGGCGCGCCAGCGACGTGTGCTCGAAGCTCGGGGTCAGCCTCGAGAGCGTAGTGGGGCGGCTGCTCGTGCTGGCGACCTCGGACGTCGGGCAGGTGGCGCAGTGGGATTCCGATCGCGTGAGCCTCAAGGCCTCAAAGAGCCTCACCGCCGATCAGCTGTACGCGGTCGCTGAGGTGCGGGACATCTTCGGCAGCGATGGCCGGCACGGCCAGGCGGTCAAGCAGCACGACAAGCTCGGCGCGCTGGCGTTGCTGGCCAAGATCGTCGGGCTCGTGGTCGAGAAGCACGAGCACACCGGCAAGGACGGCGCGCCGCTGCCGGCGACGGGCGCGGTCGTGCACTACCACTATCCGGGCGCGGGCCGGGTCAAGCCAAAGGCCGACGGTGGCTGACACCTTCCGGTGCGTGCCCCTGCGGTGCGTGCTGACACGCGCCGCGTGCGTGCGCCGGCACGAGCACGCGCAGCAGCGGCCCTCGCAGCTGGGACCCTGCCAAGGCTGCAACGTCGGCGCCGCCCACGCGCGAGGCGAGCCGACGCCGGCGACGTTCAGCAGCGAGCGTCCCGTCTTCGACGTGCACGCGCTGCGCCGGCGGAACTTCGGCGCCGCGCAGTGCCCCGGGTGCAGTAAGATGTTTGTGCGCCGCACCGGAAACCACGACTACTGCGCCAAGGCGTGCGCCAAGCGGCACAGCCGGTTCCGTCGCAGCCTGCGGGTCGTCAACGCCATCCTCACTAAGGCACGCTTCAACCACGGCCTGAGCCCCGCTGAATTTCTTCGCAAGGCGGGCATTCGGGTGCGCGACGAGGCGCCGTGAGGTGCGGGCATCCGCCCGAGCGCGTTGCCGTCTACGCGCGCAGGCTGCTCGACGACGGACTCTCGGCCTGCGAACACATCTGCACCTGCGGCAAGCACTGGTGGTCGGTCGGCATCGCGCCGCAGCAAGGCCCCCAGACAGCGTTCTTCTCGTCCGACGCCGACATCGTGTTCTTCGGTGGCGGCGCCGGCGGCGGCAAGAGCTGGTCGCAGGCCATCTACCCGACCCGCTACTTCGACGATCCGCGCTTTAACGCGATCATTTTTCGGCGCACGACCGGCGAGCTCAAAGGCGCGGAGTCGATCTGGTCCGAGACGCTCGCCCACTATCCGCGCTTCGGTGCGCGCTCCAACACGACCGAGCTGTCCTGGGCGCTGCCGGCTGGGGGATCGGTCAAGCTCTCGCACCTGCAACACGCGCTCAACACCCAACAACACCAAAGCAAAGCGTACGCGGGCATCCACTTCGAAGAGCTGCCGCACTTCCTCGAGTCGCAGTTCTGGTACTTGTTGAGCCGCTCTCGCTCGCTGTCGCACGTGCGCGCGTACGTGCGCGCCACCATGAACCCGGTCCCGGCGAGCGATCCCGTCGGCGGTTGGGTGCGCAGGCTCGTCGACTGGTGGATCGACGCCGACGGCTACGCCATCCCCGAGCGGTCCGGCGTCGTGCGGTGGTTCTACCGCCGCGACGATCAGCTGCACTGGAGCGACAGCCGCGAGGAGCTCGAGGCGCAGCACCCCGAGATGGTCGACACCAACGGCCGTCGCATCCCGCCCAAGAGCTTCACCTTCATCCCCGCAACCCTCGACGACAACAAGATCTTGCGTGACGGTGATCCCGGCTACGAGGCGAACCTGCACTCGTTGCAGAGCGTCGAGCGCCTGCGCCTGCGCAAGGGCAACTGGAACATCGCGCCGGCCGCGGGCCTGTACTTCCAACGCGGCTTCTTCGAGGTAGTCGACAAGCCGTGCCCACGGGCGAAGGTGATCAGGCGCGCGCGTGGCTGGGACCTCGCGGCCAGCAAGCCCACACCAGAGAACCCCGACCCGTCGTGGACGCGCGGCGTCCTGATGGCCATCGACTCGGACGGAGGATTCTGGCTCGAGGACGTCGTGAGCCTCCGGGGCTCGCCGGGGCAGGTGCGGGCGCTGATCCAGACCACAGCCCAGCAGGACGGCCCGAAGGTAGTGCAGGCGTGCTGGCAGGACCCAGGCCAGGCCGGCAAGGCGCAGGCGCAGGAGCTCAAGCGCATGCTGCCCGGCCATGTGGTCCGCACGCTCGTCGCCAAGGAGGACAAGATCACCTACGCGAGCCCGCTCAGCACGCAGGCCGAGGCCCAGAACGTCAAGGTGGTGCGGGGCGAGTGGAACGGTAGCTTCTTCTCCGAGGCCGAGGCCTTCCCGGAAGGCAAGCACGCCGACCAGATCGACGCCGCGTCCCGGGCCTTCTCAGAGCTGGATACGGTGGGGATGGAGCGCTGGCGCAAGGCGCTCGAGAACCGGTGATCGAATGCAGCGAGGCGTACTGAGTCGATCCACTGTCGAGCACGTGTGGCGGCAGATCCGCCACGACGGCTGGATCAACACCATCACCGGTCTCGGTAACGTGCTGCGGGACAAGCGCCGCGGCCAGGCGTTCGCGCTGTCGATCCCGCTGAGCGACTCCGAGCTCGAGAACCTCTACGACGGCAACGACCTCGCGGCGCGCGTCTGTGAGCTGCCCGTCGACGAAATGATGCGCTCGGGCTTCGAGCTCACCTGCGACGACTCGCAGCAGGCAAACGCCCTAATGGCTCGCTGGTGCGAGCTCGGCGGACACGAGGCTTTCGTCGAAGGCCTCACTTGGGGAAGGCTCTTCGGTGGTGGGGGCGTGTATGTGGGTGTCGAGGACGGGCTCGGGGAGATCGATCCGCTCGATCCCGCGAAGGTCAAGAAGGTCACGTTCCTGACCGCCTTCGATCGGCGCGACATGCAGGTCCTGAGCTACTACGAGGACCCGCGCGCGCCGAAGTACGGCCGACCGCAGCTCTACCGCATCACGCGCGTGCCCTCGTCCGGGCCCGTCACCTCCTCGGCCGCCGGCGGATTCGCGATTCACGAATCGCGAATGTTGATCTTCCGCGGAGCTCGCACGACTCCCACCAAGCGTCGCACGCTGATGGGCTGGGACCAGTCGGTGCTGCAGCGCGTGCACGAGGTGCTGCAAGACTTCGAGACCACGTGGGGCTCGGTCGCTCACCTGATGGCCGACGTCGCGCAGGCGGTGTTCAAGATGCGGGGCTTCGCCGACCAGATGGCAGCGGGCGGCGGCGACGTCATCCACGCCCGCATGGAAATGATGGACCTCGCCCGCTCGACCGTGCGGGCGGTGCTGCTCGACGCGGACGGCGAGGAGTTCGAGCGCAAGCCGACTCCGTTGACCGGCGTGCCGGAGGTGATGCAGATGTTCGTGCTGCGCTTCGCAGCCGCGGCCCGCATGCCGGCCACCATCGCGTTCGGGCAATCACCGTCGGGCCTGAACGCCACCGGCGAGTCGGACCTGCGATGGTTTCGCGACCAGTGCGCAGCCGAGCGCGAGGCCCAGGTCAAGCCGCAGCTCCGCAAGCTCTTCGCGATGCTGTGGCACGAGCAGGGCGGCGAGCCGGAGTCGTGGGACATTTGTTTCAAGCCCCTCTGGACGCCGACCGCGAAGGAGCAGGCCGAGATCGAGAACCTGAAGGCAGAATCCGATGTGGCCTATGTCCACGCGCAGGTGCTGTTTCCCGAAGAGGTAGCGCTCTCGCGCTTCGGTCCAGGGGGCTGGTCTGCCGAGACCCGCATCGACGTCGAGGCGCGCGAGACCATGCTCAAGTTGGGCGTCGAGAACGCCGTAGACCGCCTCGAGAACCCACCCGAGCCGATCGATCCGAACGCACCGAAGCCCGAGCCTGATCTCGAGCCAGAGGAGTAGCGGTGCTGCGGCCCGAGAAGGCGCTCGAGCTGCGGATGCGGCGCGAGCTTGCACGCGAGCGCGGCCTCGCACGCCGGCCGAGTACTCGCGTGCGTCCGCCAGCGTTCCCCAACGCCGCGGCGCTGCGCTACTCGATCTTGCTGCGCGGCATGGTGGCGGAGCTCGGGGCCGCGGTGCGCGAGCACCTGCTGCCGCGTATGCCGGCGATCCTCGCGCACGCACGCGAGCTCGAGCGCCGTGACGCGCCTGCCGACGACGTCGAGCACGCGATGGCGCGTGCGGTCGCCGACTACGAGGCCCGTGTCAACGAGCAGCGGATCGACACGGCCGTGCGCACGATCGCCGTCGATGTCGCGGCACGCAACAAGGCCGAGCTCGGCGCCACGCTCAAGCTACAGACCGGCTTCAACCCGCTGCCCGTCGCCGAGGACCAGCAGGCGCAGCTCGAAGCGTTCGCCAAGCAGAACGTGAAGCTGATTGGATCGCTCGGCACTGAGGCGCTCGCACGGATCGAGGCCGCTGCGTTGCGCGGCGTGCGCGAGGGTCGACGCGTCGAGGACATCTCGAGGGACCTGCAACGCGAGCTCGGTCTCGCACGCTCGCGCGCGAACCTGATCGCCGTCGACCAGGTCGGCAAGCTGAACGGCGAGCTCACGCGCGTGCGGCAAACGCGCCTCGGAATCGCGGAGTACGACTGGAGCACCTCGCAGGACGAGCGGGTGCGCCCGCATCACCGCGTGCTCGATGGCCAGCGCTGCCGCTGGGACTCGGCGCCGGTCACCAACGCGGCCGGCGGCCACAACCACCCTGGCGGCGACGTGCGCTGCAGGTGCTCGGCGATCCCCGTGGTCGACAAGCTGCTCGTGGCGATGGGCGTGCAGCCGCCGGCGGCTGCACCGGCCGCCGCTCCGGCCGCTACGCCGCAGCAGACGACGTCGCGTGCGCGCGGCGCCCGGGCGTCAATCGCCAAGGGCTGGCAGGCAAAGGACGGTGGCAAGGCCGCTCGGGCGGCGGCGCGGTCTTTCGTGCAACGCAGCCTGCGCGCTGTCCAAAAGCCAGCACTTCCGAGCGATGACGTGGTGACGGTTGCGAGTCCTGGTCCTGGCATCCGGGCATCGTGGAAGACCGACACCGGAGAGATGACCATCGACCCCGTAGTCGCGCAGCAGTTGTCGGAGGCCACGGCAGAGCTCGCCAAGGGAAGCGGCGCCCAGCTCACGGACCTACACCGAAAGTCCATAAACACCCTCTTTCACGAGACCATTCATGGCCACGGGCCGGAGATCTTCTACGCGCTGTCCGGCCTGCTGGTGGAGGAGGTGGTGACGGAGGTCCTCTCCCGCCGTACTACCCGGAAGCTGCTCGGCATCAAGGGCCGCCCCCAGGGAAGCGACGTGCTTGGACTGCCAGAAGTGTCGAAGAAGACAGGCCAGTGGGCGCCGGTGAGCAACCTTCTGCGGTCCTATGACGACATGATCGCCGTGGTCTGCTCGCGCTTGCAGGTGCTGACCGGATGGTCGGAGGCCAAGGTGCTGCGCGTGCTCGAAGAGACGGCTATCGCCTACAAACGCCGCACGGACTCGGTGCCCCGCCCCGCGTCGGCGGCTCGTCTTTTTGCCGACGTCGTGCCAGGCTTGAAAGCCTACGAGCGTACGGTCCTGGCGACCGAGCTCGAGCGCATTGGCTGGACGATAAAATGAGGGCAGTGGAGCTGTACGACAACGTCCAGAAAGACGACCCCGCAGGCGCGGAGGCGATTGCGCTCGCCTACCTCGACGAGACGGGCGAGCTCCCCGAGAACGTCTGGTATTCGCTCGGTGCCCTGCAGCGCGACCAGTCTGCGATGTGGAAGCGGCTGCTCGGGCTGCGCGAGCAGCACTTCCGAGCCCGCGGCATCGAGGCGCCGAAGTACGCAGGCGGCTGGCAGTAGAGCGGGCCTCCTCACCGACCTCTAAGGTCGAGGCGTGCCCGCGCGCTACGACTTCTCGCGTCTGCCGACGAAGGGCCGGCGCACCTCGCAGGGCTTCCTGCGCGTCGACGGCCATCCGACTCGCGTAGGCGTCTTCAATTACAGACGCGCCGACGGTACGACCGTGCGCGAGCTCCGGCCACCCGACGAGGTGTTCCGCGAGGACTCGCTGGCGAGCCTGCGCGGCGCGCCCGTCACCGACCTGCACCCGCCCGAGATGGTGAAGCCCACCAACGTGCGCAGCTACGGCGTAGGCCACGTCGGCGATGACGTGCGTCGCGACGGCGACGGCGTGCACGTCGCTGCCTCGATGACGGTGGTTGATGCGCACATGATCGACGGCGTCGAGCGCCGCGATCGCGTCGAGCTGTCGTGCGGCTACGACTGCGCGATCGAGGTGGCGTCGGGTCGCTTCGACGGCTCGCTGTACGGTCCGCACGTCACGACCGGTGAGCCCTACGACGCCATTCAACGGCGCATCGTCTACAACCACGTAGCGCTCGGGCCGGAGAACTGGGGACGGCAGGGCAAGGACGTGAGGCTGAAGCTCGACGCCAAGGGAGATCTCGACCTGGGCGCCGAGGGCGCGGTCCTCGAAGAGTGCTTCGACGCGTCCGGGTCTCCTGAGCCGCCGGTAAGTTATGTATCGCACCCACCGTCACCCGGAGCGCGCAAGCCGATGGACCTGATCACGATCCGAATCGATGGCGTCGACTACGAGATCCCCAAGGCGCTGGCACCCCACGTCGGCAAGGCGCTGCTCGTGCGTGACGAGCAGATCACGCAGCTGACCTCGGAGCGCGACAAGGCGGCAGGTCGCGCAGACGGCCTCGAGAAGGACGTGGCGGACGGCAAGAAGAAGATCACCGAGCTCGAGGATCCCAAGCGGCTCGACTCCCTCGTGGCGGCCCGCACCGCGGTCGTCGCTGCGGCCGCGAAGGTTCTCGACAAGGACTACAAGTACGACGGTCTCACCGATCGCCAGGTCCGCGAGGCGGTGCTCAAGAAGCTCGACGACAAGCTCGACCTCACGGGCAAGAGCGACGACTACGTGTCGGCGCGCTTCGACGCGGAGACGGCGGACGAGAAGGTCACCAAGCGCACCACCGACCGCAACGACAGCGCGCGCCGCGCGCTGAACGACAAGAGCGATCGATCGGCCGGCGCGCGCAAGGACGACAAGGACGCCGCCGACAAGCGTCGGCAGGACGCCGAAGAGCAGCGCACGCGCGCCTGGGCGCACACCTGGTGATCTGACCGCGCGCACGGTCCCGATACGAACCACGACAGGAGAGAACCGATGCCGCAGCTCAGCTACAGCGAAGCCCCCGCAGCCGGAATGGCTGGCGGCGATGTCGATACGGGATTGAGCGAGGTGATCTCCCGCGTGCTGACCACGCAGAAGCTGGTCGAGATCACCGTCGACGCCACGCCGGCCGATGGCGCCTACACGGTGACGATCAACGGCGTCGAAAAGGCGAGCTTCACGGCCTCGACCAGCACCACGCAGCAAGTGCGCGACGGGCTGCTGTCGGACCTGCAGGCGGCCTCGGGCGATTTCACGGCCGAGGGCTCGAGCACGAACAAGATCCTCGTCGAGAACACCAGCGAGGACGCGGACATGACGGTGGCGGTCGCCGGCGGCTCGTCCGACATCACGGCCGCGACGCTCGTCGCGCAGGGCCAAGAGGTGCCGTTCGGAATCGGCGTCGTCACAGATCCCCGCGCAGCCTCGCAGGCCGAGCAATGCCGACTGCCGCGTCTCACGGGAGAAATCACGGCCGGCACCTTCCTGGGCGTCGCTCGCTGCGACACCGCCCGCGAGGCCAACGCCGGCGGCTACAAGGACGGCGACGCGATCTCGATCAAGCACCGCGGTCGCATCTGGGTGAACACCGAGGGCACGGTCAACGAGGGCGGCGCCGTGTACTGCCGCTACGCCTCGGGCTCGGGCGGATCGCAGCTCGGCGCGTTCCGGGCCGACGCCGACACCACGACTGCGGCACTGGTGCCCAACGCGAAGTTCTGCAAAGGCCGCACCGGCGCCGGTCTGGCGCAAATCGAGCTCCTCTAATCGAGCGCTAGGCGGGCGGGCACCACAGCCACAGCCACACTCACACGAGGCATTCGAAATGACCGAGGAACAGCTCCAGCAACTGCTCTCGACCTACCTCACGTCCGAGTTCCGTCTCGACGCGAACGAGACGGCCGTGCTCGTGCGCGAGCTGATGCACAAGCTCTCGATCGAGACGGAGGTCGGCTACACGCCGCTCCGCTCGCTGCTGTACTTTCCGATCAACACCGAGATCGATCCGGGCGCCGAGACGTACAGCTACGACGAGTGGGACCAGACGGGCGTTGCGAAGATTATCGCCAACTACGCCGACGACCTGCCGATGGTGGACGTCGTGGTGAGCGAGGTCACGGGCAAGATCCGATCGCTCGGCGACGGCTACCAATACAGCCGCCAGGACCTGCGGGCCGCAGCGAAGAGCGGGCGACCGCTTCCGGCGCGCAAGCGCCTCGCGGCGCGTGCGGCTGTCGATCGCCTGATCGACCGCATCGCAGCGGTGGGCGACGCGCCCTCGAAGCTGCGCGGCGTGCTCACGCATCCGAACCTGCCCATCCTGGGGGCAGCCGCTCCCGGCACCGGTTCCGACTCCAAGTGGAACGGCGGCGACAAGACCGCCAAGGAAGTGCTTTCCGACATGATGGCGCTCGACGCCGAGGTCGGCCTCAACACGCACGAGAATCGCTTCAGCGACTCGCTGCTGCTGCCTCCCACGCGGCTCGCTTACATCTCGGGCACGCCCTACGGCGCGGCCGAGAACAGCGATTCAATCCTCACGGTGTTCAAGAAGAACGCCCAGAACATCCGCAACATCGCCTCGTGGCACAAGCTCGAGACGGCCGGCGAGGACGGCGGTCCCGCCGCGCTCACGTACTGGAACAACCCCCAGGCGCTGCAATTCATGCTGGTGCTTCCCTTCACCGAGTACGAGCCGCAGATCAAGGGTCTCGCCTTCCAGGTGCCGTGTGAGGCGCGCGTCGGCGGCATGGCCATCTACGAGCCGCTGTCGCTCGCGCGCATGGACGGCATCTGATTCCCGGGCTCGAGCTCGCATGCCGGCCCCGCAAAGGAGATCGTTCCCATGGCTGACCTCGTGAAGGTCCGAAACACGCAACCGAGGGTCCTCTCGATGGTCTTCGGCAAGCTGCCCGGCGAGAAGGTCGGCGGCGCGGTGAGGCTCGTCCCCGGAGAGAACCCCGTCTCGACGGGGCTCGCCGCTCGCGCGCTCGGCAACGCGCAGTTCGCGTTGTGGCAGCGCAAGGGCTGGGTGGTCGTCACGATGACGGCAGCCCTGACGGCGCACCTCGAAGCGACGCGCACGCCTGCCGAGCGGACCGCGAAGGACGCGGCGCGCAACGAAGCGCAGCGCCTGGGCGACAAGCAGGACGACGCCGAGGGCGGCGTGGTCGACCTGGCGGCCTTCCGGGCGATGGCCGCCAAGGCGGCCATCGAGCACGTGCGGTCGAGCAACGACGTCGACCAGCTCGAGGCGTTCCTCGGCGCAGAAGAGCGCGTCAGCGTCACCAAGGTGCTGCTCGCGCGACTGCGCGAGCTCGAGGGCGACCCGCAGGCCGGACCGGAGTCGGGAACCAGCCCGAAGAGCTGAAGCGTGCCGACGCTGCTGACCAGCGCGACCTTCCTATCCCGGTTCCCCGAGTTCGCGAACGCGCCGGGGACGGTGGTTGCGGCGGCGATCGACGAAGCGCACCGGGTCGTCTTCGCCGCGGTGTGGGGCGAGCGCAGCTACGAGGGAGCGGGCTATTACGCCGCGCACGTGGTGGCGTCGAGCCCACTCGGGGAGCGCGCAAAGCTAGTGCGAAAAGACGGCAGCACGCTCTATCTGGACGCGTATCTGCGCCTCAGGCGGCTGACCTACCGGGGCCCGGTGGCGCTCTGATGTCCCTCGTGGAGCGCGACCGAGGATGGGCACAGCTGGTGCGCGCTGCAGGCCAGCGCGGCGAGCTTACGGTGGGGATCCAGGGCACAGAGGCCGGCGCCCAGCACCGAGGATCGACGCTCACCAATGCGGAGATCGGCGCCGTCCACGAATACGGCGCGACGGTCGGCAGTACCGTGATCCCGCAGCGATCCTTTCTGCGATCCACGGTGGACCGGCACCAGACGCGCTACCTCGGGATCCTGCGAGCGGTGGGGGCAGCGGCGTTGTCCGGCAATGGCACTCTGCGCGACGGACTGGAGTTGCTCGGCGAGGTCGTCGTCGGTGATGTCAAGCAGGCGATCGCCGACGGGATTGCTCCGCCCAATGCACCCGCAACTGTGGCCCGCAAGGGCTCGAGCACGCCTCTCATCCACCACGGCCAGCTCCGAAACTCCATCAGCTCAGAGGTCAAATGACCGCCCAATGGAGTACGCTCTATGAAGCGCTACGGGCCTGGATCGAGTCGAGCACGGCGCCGCAGCAGATCCCGGTGCTGTGGCAGCACGAAGCAGCGGCGGTGGTTTACAAGCCCTATGCCGAGCTCAGCATCGTGAGCGTCCGTCAGGACGGTGCAGACTCGTTGACACTCGCTGACCCTGGAGACGGGAGCGACTTCCACGCCACGTCCTGCGGGCTCCGCCTGGTCGCTGTGCAGTGTCGAATCGTCTCGCGGGAGCAAGACCCGAGTAGCTTCGCGCTCGAATGGGCGGATCGCCTACAGGCATCGGCTCTGCTGCCGAGCACGATCGACTGGCTCGCAGGGCAGGGCGTTGCGCTGCTCGGCATGGGCGACATCTCGATCCTCGCCGACGACGTGCTTGGCCGCCTCGAGCAGCAGGCGCTCTTCGATCTCGAAGTGGCATTTGCCGTGCACCACGCTGTGGGGACGCTCGGTTGGTTCAACCGCGTGCGGGTCTCCTCAGACCTCCGTAACATCGACGGCGACGCGCTTCCCGCGAATCTGCAGGTCGCCGGCAAGCTGATAGGACCGCCACCATGAGCCTCGACACGCTGGTCCAAGTCACGATCGACAAGGAAATCGCGAGCCTCACGCGCGCAGGCTTCGGCGTGCCGCTGATCGCCGCGTACCACACGGTGCAGATCGGCCAGCGGGTGCTCACGTACGATGCCGCCGACGCCCTCGAGGCGATGGTGGCGGACGGGTTCGCGGTCACGAGCGCGGCCTACCTGGTCGCGCAAGCGGTGTTGTCCCAAAACCCGAAGATCACCACGCTGAAGGTCGGCCGCCGCGCGACGGCGCCGGTGTTCACCTATAGGCTCACGCCGAAGAGCACCGCCGAGGGCTTCGTGTACCTGTTCGACGTCGACGGCACCGAGATCACCTACACGGTGCCGGGCAGCGCGTCGGTGGCGAGCATCATCGACGCCATCCAGCCGATGATCGACGCGCTCGCTGGCGTCGCTTGCGCGGACAACACCACGCACATGACCGTTACGACGGTCGCGACCGGCGACCTCGCGTCGATCCGCAGCACGCACCTGCACAGCGAGCTCGGCGTCGAGAACCTGACTGCAGATCCTGGTCTCGCGGCGGACCTCGCGGCCATCACGGCCGAGGACCCGGCGTGGTACGGCCTCCTGCTCGACAGCAACGGCGCGGCCGAGGTGTTGGTCGCTGCTGCTTACGCGGAGGCTCGCCAGATCCAGTTCGTGGCGACGCTGTCCGACAGCGAGATCAAGGACTCGACCGTCACCGACTGCATCCTCAGCCAACTGGTGGCTGCGGGTTACGTCCGCACGGTGCCGATCTACAGCGAGAACAACCTGCAGTACGCAGGCGCCGCGTGGATGGGGGATCGCTTCCCGAGCGATCCAGGCAGCGACACCTGGGCCTTCAAGTCGCTCGGCGGTGTGACGGTATCAGCGCTCAAGACCTCCGAGCGCACCGCCATTCACGACAAGGGCGGCAACTACTACTACGAGGTTGCGGGCAAGTCGATTGCCTTCCCGGGGCTCAGCGCCGGCGGCGAGTTCGCCGACATCACGCGATTCGTCGACTGGTTGCACGCGCGCATCCAAGAGGACGTTTTCGCCGAGCTCGTGAAGCGGGTGAAGATCCCCTACACGGATGCTGGCGCGGCGATCTTGGTCAACGTGGTGCACGCCCGCCTCGGCAATGCGGTCGACGTCGGCGGCCTTGCTGACGATCCTCCCTATAGCGTGACGGCCAAGAAGGTCGCGGCGATGTCGTCGGTCGATCGTGCTGCGCGCGTCGGTCCCGACATCGCCTTCACCGGCCGCTGCGCTGGTGCGATTCACACGGTGCAGATCCAGGGCAAGGTGGCGGTGTGACGCTCAAGCTGCGCAACCCCAAGAAGCTGACTTTCGTGTGGGCCGGTCTCACGATCGAGGGGTTCGCCGATGAGAGCTTCGTCGAGATCTCTCGCGAGGCCGACGCCTTCACAGACTCGGTCGGCGCGACCGGCGACGTCACGCGCGAGCAAACGAACGACGACCGCGCCACCGTCACGCTGCGCCTCACCGACACGCACCCGGACAACGGCGCGCTGACGGCGGTGCACGCCGCCGACAAGCTCGAGGGCGGCGGCGCTGGCGTCGCGCCGCTGTATATCAAGGACGAGCTCGGCCACGATCTGCACACCGCCAAGGAGTGCTGGATCGCGCGCGGCCCCGACCCGAAGTACTCGAAGACGTCGGGCACGAACGAGTGGAAGTTCCGCTGCGCACACCTGGTCTCGATCAGCGGCGGCAGCTGATGGCCCTCGAAGCGCACGAGCGCCGCATCGGCGAGCACAGCTATCGCGTCACGCAGCTCCGGCTCAACGATGCGCTGAGGCTCTTGCCGATCGTGCTGCGGGTCGCTGGCCCGACGCTCGCCGCGGTGCTCGATGGCCGCAAGACGCTGGGGGAGATCACCGAGACGGAGGTCGACATCGGAGGCGCTGTCTCGGAGTTCGCGCGCTCTCTCTGCGCTGCGGATCTGATCGAGCTCTCGGACGCGTTCGCGAAGAGCGGCGCATTCCAGAACGCCACGGGCGCGTGGATCCCGCTCGACAGCCAGGCACAGCTGCACTTCCCGCCGCGCTACCAGGAGTGGCTCGGCTTTGTGCTGTTCGCGATCGGGGTGAACTTCGCGAGTTTTTTAGGCGGCGTGGTGAACGTGAGGGCCGCCATCGAGTCGTTCCGAAAGGGCCCAGTCGTCCAGTCCCCGACCGGCTCAACTGGGACTTCTGGCGGATCCTAACCTCGGAGCGCGTGCACGTGACCCTGCACGAGCTCGAGACGCACTGGTCGCTCGACGACATGCTCGACGCGCACGACGCGCTCGACCTGTTTGACGCGCTCGAGGCCGATGCGCAGCGGGAGGCTGAGCAGTGATCGTCCGCGAGCTCATTGCGCTGTTCGGCATCCAGCTGGACGGCGCGTCGGTGCAGCGTGCGGACGCGGCATACGCAAAAATACGCAACACCGTCAAGCAGGCCGATGTAGCGGTGCGCGACGCCAACGGCCGCCTGCGTGACGCCCGCGGGCGCTTAATGGGCGTAGGTGGTGCTGCGGCGGCCGCGGGCTCGAGCCTCGCTGGCGTTGGCGCGCAGGCGCAACGCGCGGGCGGGATGTTCGCCGGGCTGCGCGGCAACCTCGACGGCGTAGTAGGCCTCTTCGGTGGCGTGGCGCTGCTGCACGGCGTGCGGCGCGCGGCCGCGGGAATGATCGACCTGGCCAGCGACGCGGTCGAGACCGAGAACGTGATCGATCAGTCGTTCGAGGCGCAGGCCGATCAAGTGCGGCAGTGGAGCCGCACCATGAGCGTCGAGGTCGGCCGCAGCGAGTTCACGCTGCGCGGCTTCGCGGCCACCATGGGGGCGATGCTGCGGCCTATGACGGGCTCGAGCGAGGCCGCGGCCGAGATGTCGACCACGATCGCAAAGCTCGCGATCGACCTCGCGAGCTTCTTCAACACGGCCGAATCAGATGCGTTGATCGCGCTGCGCGCTGGGCTCGCGGGCGAGGCGGAGCCCCTCCGACGCTTCGGTGTGGTGCTGCTCGATGCGACGCTGCAGGAGTTCGCGCACGCACAGGGAATTCGCAAGAAGGTGCAGGAGATGAACGTCGCGGAGAAGACCGAGCTCCGCTACCAATTCATCTTGTCCAACACCGTGAAGGCGCAGGGTGACGCCGCGCGCACCGCGCACGAGTACGCCAACGCCTCGCGCGCCGCGAAGGACCAGGTCAAAGACCTGATGACTCGCATCGGCACGCAGTTTTTGCCGATCGGCAAGCGCTTCTGGGCGGTCGTGCGCAACCTCACCCGCGGCTTCGGCGACCTCGCGCGCAACAGCAACCTCGCGCTCGTGGCGATCGGCGCGCTGGCGGCCAGCGCTCTCGTGATGGGCATCGTCATGCTGGCGCCGTTCCTGCCTGCCATCCTGGCGGGCGCCAAGCTGGCGGCTGTGCTCTTCCTGGTTGGCCTCGCGGTCGACGACATCATCACGTTCTTCCGAGGGGGCAAGAGTGTGATCGGCGAGGTGGTCGACAAGCTCTTCGGGCTCGGTTCGTCCAAGCGTTTTCTCGACAACTGGAACCTCGGACTCGAAGAGTTCGTGCGGTTGGTGCGCGAGGCAGAGCAGTGGTTTTCGGAGATCGACAAGCACTTCGTGAACTTCCTAAGGGACCTGCCGATCATCGGAGCGCTGATCGACAAGCTGCTGCCGAAGACGGGCGAGAGGCCGAAGCTCGAGCCGCCTAGCCCGGCTAGCCCGGTTGTGCGACCGCAGCTACCTGTTCAAGGGACACGCCCGATCATCAACACTGGCACGGACGTGAGAGCCGTAGCGGAACAGGCGGTGGTACAGGCCGTCTCCGGGGCGATCGTTGAGACTGTCGGCGGCGTCTGGGGTGCGATGCGCAAAGCCGTGGTCGACGTCTTTACCGGCGCCACGGGTGGCAGAGGCGCAGGGCCTTCGTCCCTGCGCTCTCACCTCGGCGGCGGCGTGCCTCTCGCCCTGCGTGCCCCTTCTGTCTCGCCCCGAGTTGTAGAGCAGAAGGTGATCGCCAACACCACGATCAACGCCTCGCCCAAGGATGCGCCTGCGATCGGGCGTGCCGCCGAGGAAGGGCTCGGGCGCGCGCTGCGCGACGCCAAAGAAGCGCTGAGCGAGGAGGTCGACTGATGCCCGACCTCGCAGCGCTCGCTGGTGATGCGCTTGGGCTGGGCGTCACCTTCAAGAGCAAAAACGCCCACATCGGTGGCGTCTGGATCGACTGCACGGTGTCCGAGCGGCATCGATTCACGGCCGAGGTGACCACGCACCCGGTCGAGAGCGGCAGCGAGGTGACGGACCACGTGGTGGCGCAGCCCGACGAGATCACGCTCGATTGTGTGATCAGCAACAAGCCCGTGCGGCCCCCGGAGTCGCACGCGAACGGCACCCGCCCGGTAATCACGACCGTCGAGGTCCCCCCCGTCAACGCGAAACTGCCGTTTGGGCTTGGCGAGGCCGCCGTGCGGGTCGGACCGCTCGGCGAGCTCGCCATCAAGGAGTCGCGTGAGGCGAGCGTGCTCGGCTTCGATCCCGACTTCGACCGCGTCAAGGACTGCTTTAACGAGTTGCTGGCCATCAAAGAGCAAGGGCGGCTCGTCACCGTCCACACCTCGCTGATCGATTATTCCGACATGGTCATCACCGACCTCGACGTGCCGGCAGACGTCACCACCTTCACCTCGCTGCGCTTTCAGGTGTCGCTGCGGCACGTGCGGATCGTGCAGCGCGAGGTGAACGAGAGCTCGCTGGGGTCACCCGCCAGCTCCGAGGCACGCGCCGAGAAGCAGGTCAGCAAGGGCAAGCAGACGACCAAAGAGCCGCCGGTCGAGGTAGAGCAGAGCGCTCTGCATGCCTTGGGTGAGGCGGGAGGGCTGTTCTGATGCCACACCTGATCCCGCTATCGCCTGGCGTGCCCCACTACACGCAGCGCACGAGCCTCGACGGTCGCGAGTACCAGCTCGAGCTGCAATGGAATCAGCGCGAGGCCCGTTGGTACCTCGGCCTGGCCGACGAGCACGGCGAGTCCATCCACCGGTGCAAGCTCGTGCTCGACTGGCCGCTCTTGCGGCGTGTGCGGGGCACGCGTCGCCCGCCCGGCTCGCTGGTGGCGGTCGACGCGACGGGCAGCATGCTGCCGCCCACGCTCGACGACCTCGGCACGCGCGTGCAGCTGGTCTACGTCGACGTAGAGGAGCTCGCGCTGCAGAACCCGGGGGGCTAACGCGTGGCCGCTCAGCAGCTCTTTCGGCGCGCCTGCCGGGTCACGGTGGGGAGCCTCGTGCTCGAGCGGCTGCGCGTCACCTTCGAGGTCGACAAGTCGCTCGAGCCCGAGCCCAACACGGCCGAAATCCGGGTCACGAACCTGAACGGCGACCACCGCAAAGAGCTGCAGGAGGCAGGCGGGGCAGTCGTGCAGCTCGAGGCCGGCTACGCGGCGCCGGAGGTCGCGCCCGACGTGAACGCGGCACTGGCCGGCATCGGGCTCGAGCCCACGGAGTCGACGCTGCCGAAGATCTTCCTCGGACAGATGCGCCAGGCCTACAGCTACCGCGAGGGGCCGGACTGGGTGACGGTGCTGTCTAGCGGCGACTCCGAGCAGGAGCAGCGCAGCAACCGCGCCAGCCTTTCGTTCCGGCCCGGCGTGCGCTTGATGCAGGTCTTCGATGCGCTGATCAAAAAGACCGGTTTGTCTGCCGGCAACGCCTTCGGGGAGCTGAACGGCAAGCTGCTTTTCGACCAGACGGCCGGCCCGCTCGCGATCGCCGGCAACGCCATGCAGGAGCTGCAGAAGCTCTCTCGCTCGTTCGGCCTGCAGGTGTCGGTGCAGGATGGCGAGCTGCAGATGCTCGAGCAGGGCAAGCCGCTGCGGGCCGGCGCCATCGTGCTGGGCCCGGGCACCGGCTTGATCGGCAGCCCCGAGCCGGCCAGCGACGGCTTGATCAAGTTCCGTGCGCTGCTGCAGCCCGACATCTTCCCCGGCCGCGCCGTCGAGCTCGAGGCCGCGCACGCGCAAGGACGCTATCGCGTCGAGCAGGCCACCTACCTGGGCGACACACACGGCGGCCCCTGGTACGTCGACTGCGAGGGCAAATCGGTATGACGGCAGGCACCACCCCCACCCTCACCGAGGTGATCCGCTCCGCACTCGAGGCCTTCCGGCGCTCGCTCCACACCGCGCTGCCCGGTCGCATCGTCTCGTACGACTCCGCGCGTCAGGTTGCCGACGTCGAGATCCAGATCGAGCTGGCGCTGCCGAAGCGCGACGGCACCACCACGCACGAGCAGCTGCCGAAGCTGCGCGACGTGCCGATCGGACATCCCGCCGGCGGCGGCTACTTCGTGCACCTGCCGCTCGCCCCGGGCGACTTCGTGTGGGTGATGTTTTCGGAATGCTCGCTCGAAGCCTTCATCGGCGACGGGAAGATCCACCGGCAGAAGGACCTGCGGACGCACGGGCTCTCGGGCGCGTACGCGATCCCGGCGCTGTCACCGGCCGAGCCCAACAAGCTCGGCGCGCAACCATCGGGCAAGCTCGTGCTCCGCCGCGAGGACGGCCCAGCGATCGCGATCGACGAGGACTACGTGCACCTCGGCGACGTGTCGGCAGATGATGCGGTCGCGCTCGCGGGCAAGGTGCATTCTGCGATCTCGACGATGCTAGGCACAGGAGTCGGCGCCACCGGCTCGGAGGCCTTCGCTGCCGCGAAGATTGCATGGGACGCGGCCGTGCTGACTCCCGCGGGCAGCGTCGCAGCCTCGAAGGTCAAGGCCACCTAGAGGGGTCCGGGCCTCCTCAGCCGCCGGTACGTTGCTCGCAGAGGATCGAGCGTGCCCACTTACGGCGTCACCGACACAGGCTTCAGTCGCAAGCCGCTCGCCGTGATCCTCGCGGAGATTGAGGCCGACCAGAAGGCCACGATAGACCCGACGCTCGACGTGTCGGCGCACTCGGTGCTGGGCCAAATGAACGGCGTGATGGCCCGCAAGCTCTCTGAGCTGTGGGAGCTCGCAGAATCGGTCTACGCCGCGGGCGATCCGGACCAGGCCGAGGCAGCGCAGCTCGACGCTATCGCGGCGCTGACGGGCTCGATCCGCAAGGACGCCGAGCGCAGCACCGTGGAACTCACGCTCGCTCTCGATGCGGCGACGACGGTGCCGGCCGGCAGTGTGGTGAGCGTCGACGGCAACCCCGGCGCGCGCTTCATCACGCTCGAGTCCGTGACGTCGATCGGCGCCGGCGACTATGATGTCGCGGCGGAAGCCGAGTCGCCCGGCCCAATCGTTGCTAACGCCGAGACCCTCACGGTGATCGAGACATCGGTCGGCGGCTGGAACGCGGCCACGAACGTGCTCGACGCCGAGCTCGGCGACAGCACGCCCGAGTCCGACGTGCTGTTCCGCGCGCGCCGCGAGGCCGAGCTCGCGCAAGCGGGTGGCGGCACCGTCGACGGCATCCGCGCCGACCTGATTGCGCTCGACGACGTCGAGGACGCGGTGGTGAGAGAGAACACCTCGCACATGTTCGATTTCCAGACCGGGCTACCACCTCACAGCTTCGAAGCGACCGTGCAGGGCGAGGGCGAAGGGCTCGCGACGACGATCGGCCACTCGATCTGGAGCAACAAGCCGGCTGGCATCTACTCGCACGGCGAGGAAGAGATCGAGGTGCAGGACTCGCAGGGCGACGAGCAGACGGTGCGCTACACGCCTTCGAGCTTGGTTGAGATCTGGGTCGGCATCGCGGCAACGGTCGAGGTCGGAGCGGGCGTGAGCGGGCTCGTGCTCCGCGACGCCGTTCGAGCAGCCGTGCACACGCCCGAGCGCAACGGCTACTGGGGGCTCGGCGACGACGCGTTCCGGTCGCGCGTGCTGTGCGCGGTGCTGAATGTGCCGGGCGTGCTCGATGCCGTCGTCGGGATTGGCGAGACCGAGGTCACGGCTGGCTCGACCGGTGTGGCGTCGGTCGCGATCGGACCAACGCAGTACGCGAGGCTGAGCACCGAGGCAGAGGACGACCGCTTCCGAATCACGCTGAACGGGAGCCCGGCATGACGCTGGCCCGCGTCGACAACCACGTCGAGGACGGGTTGCGGCTGCCGCTCGCGCAGTTCCGCGGGCTGCCGGTCTTCGAGGCTCTGTTGAGCAGCTTGCTCAAGCAGGTGCAGGAGATCGAGGACGCCCTGTGGGACGTGCTGGTGCGTACGCAGCTGCCGCTCGCAGCAGGCGTGCAGCTCGATCGCCTCGGTCGCATCGTCGGGCAGCCTCGCCAGGGGCGCGGCGACGAATCCTACCGGATCTGGATCGCGGCGAGGGTCATGGTCAACCGCTCGAGCGGACTAGCCGAGCAGGTGATCGCTATCGTCGAGAAGCTCGTCGAGGGCAAGGACCTGGAGCTTCGTGAAGAGCCGCCGGCGGCCTTCACGATCGATGTGCAGGAGCCGATCACGGAGTTGGACGGTGTCGAGATCGCGAAGATCTTGCAGCGCGCGCGCGCGGCTGGCGTGCGTGGCCTGCTCGAGTGGTTCAGCGAACCTATCGACGAGGTGTTCGCGTTCTCGGATGACGGCACCGAAGTCTTCGATGACCTCGGGCGCGGGCTGACCTACGGCGCGCTCGCCAGCGTGAGCGATGGCGAGGTGACATGAGCGAGGTGACATGAGCGAGAAACGACCAGAGGAGCTGCCGCGGTTCGCCGATGAGGCGGCCGCTGGATATCCGGGAGCCGTCGAGCCGACCGAGCTGCTCAAAAATCGCGGATACCCCAACGGCTATCGACCGCCAGCCGGCTACTTCAACTGGTTCCAGCAGCACCACGCAAGGTGGCTGCGGTTCCTCGAGGCGAACCTCTACCTTCCGCAGCTCGACATCGCGACCAGCGTGGTGGTGAGCGGTACGACAACGATGCTGGACGATGTCTGCTATGGGCCGGGCGCTGGTGCCAGTAAGACCGGCATGTTCGCCGCGGTCGGGAAAAACAGCTCCACCCAAGGTCTCTTGTGCCGCAGCCTGTACGGCGACGAATGGACCTCTACCGTGCTCACGGGCATGATTGCGCGCGGCATCGCGCATGGAGGCGCGGGGGATTTCGGCGACCGCAAGCTGATCTTCGTCGGCTACGTGAGCGCGAGCGTGCTCGAGGGGCGCATCCGCACGGTGCCGGCCAACTCACTCACCGGCACTGATTTCACCAACCCATCACCCGACACCTCACCAGCGCCGGGCTTCCTGACGGACGTGGTGTGGAACGGCAACATCTGGTGCGCGGTCGGCGTGTCGACAACCGAGTCGCCGGTGCTGCAACGCGGCACGGACGACGGCGAGACCTGGGAGAGCCTCACCCCCGTCGCGTTTGGCGGCGGACTCACGGGAGGCTTCTCGAGGGTGCTTGCGCTCGGCACTCGCATCCTGGCGCTCGGCACCGATAGCGGCGGTAGCGGACGGGCACAATACAGCGACGACGATGGGGAGACCTGGACGCAAGCTACGGTCGAGCCCGGCCTGGTCGGGATCTCGAGCGCGTGCTGGTGCTGGGACGAGGGTGAGGGCGAGCCCTCCCCGGTCGTGCTCGTCACGACGCTGAACGGGCAGCTCTGGCGCAGCGAGGACGCCGGCGAGACATGGTCGGTCGCGCAGATCGAGGTCGGTGCGCGCTACGACGGCGAGCAGAGCCGCGCGCCCGCGTTCTACTACGCATCGGGCCTCTGCCACAGCAACGGCGTCACGACTTGCATCGCTCGCGACGAAGACACCTCGCAGGATTGGTTGCTGGCGAGCTTCGATCTCGGCGTGAGCTGGCGCGCTGCGCTGCGGCTGCCGGATCGATACAAGTGGCCCGCGTCAGCGACCGACGGCAACCGCAACGTTCTGGTGGGCGGTACCGACGCAGAGAACACCTACGTGATCCTGCCCACCTCACGCGGACCGATGCGTCTGCCAAAGCCATAGGAGCCGCGTGTCGCTTCATCGAATCGGACAGCTAGCCACGACCGCCCTCGCCGTGGGCATCTACGCGCTGTCGTCCTGGCCGCCGCTCGCGCAGGTGAGCGCCGCGCTGATGCTTGCACTCTCGTGCCCAGCATGTGCCGGAGAGCTGCCCCAGCTAGTAACCGCAAACGCCATGGCGAGCGAGGTCCTCACCTGGGTGGACGCGATCGAGCGCTTCATCGGCGATCGCGCCGATGCCTCGATCACCGGCTCGCTCGAGCGCGTGCGCGGCGCAGCTTCCGCGCTTCAGCATGCCTCTCGAGGACGTGAGTCCATTGAGCGCGGCGATCTCGCGGCCGCCAAGACGGAGATGCGTCGCGCTCTCGATGTCATGTACGCGCTCGTGAGGCCGGTGGGCATCAGGTCCGGTCCACTCCTCGATGGCCTATGCGGAGCAAGTCCAGACGGTGCCGAGCTCGTGGTGCCGACGGCCGACGAACTCATGACGGAGGCGCCATGAGCATGCGCGATGACCGCTTTGCGAAAGCGCAGACCGACCCGAACCCGCGCGCGATGACGCAACACCACGAGCCCACAGCCGGCGAGCTGCACCGCTCCATCGGGTACGTCGAAGCCAAGGTCGATCGGTTGCTCCGCGAGCTCGACGGCGAGGGCGATCGCTTGGGGGTGCGCGCGGCTACGATCGCCTTACGCAAGACGATCAGCGACCTCGACACTGACCTCGGCGCGCAGCGTCGCGAAATCTTCGAGCGCTTGAGCGAGGTCAAGACAGAGCTGCTGGAGCGCATCACAGGACTCGAGCGAGCGTTGAGGGTGCCCGCGTGGCACCGGTGGATATATCTGTTATGCGCCATTGCTGGCGCTGGCTCGTTGCTGGCTGTCACCATGCGCGTAGGAGAATGAACAAATGTCGCTAGGCAAACTCACGATGGGACACTTGCTCAACTGGCTGTTCGGCAAGGGCTCTCCCACCACACCCGCTGGAGTGCTCTGGGTGTCGCTCCATACGGGCGACCCAGGCAGCGACGGCCAAGCCGCCAACGAGGTGACGGGCTCCGGCTATGCCGCCAAGGCCACGTCGGCCTCCGACTGGTCGGTCGCAACGGATGCGGACCCATGCGTGGTCGCGAACGCAACTGAGATCGAGTTCGCCGCTGCTACTGGATCATGGTCGAGCGGAGCGTCGATCACCCACTTCGGTCTGTTTCGTCATGCAACCACTCGCACGGAGGCGAACTTTGTCGGGCGCGGTGCGCTCGAAACCTCGCGGGTGATCACGACCGGCAACATTGCTCGATTCGAGGCCGGAGCGCTCACGTCGCGACTGCTCACCTGAGGCGCGAGCATGGCGGCGCAGATCTACCGGCACAGACCGTTTCGGTCCTCCGGTCCGCCGACGATCGGGACGCTCGTGCAGATGGCGTCTGCGCTGCGCGACCGCGTGTGGCGCACGCGCGGCACCAGGGTCGTCGTGGGCGACGTGAAGCTGCTGGCCGGCGCATGCTCGACGCGCTCGGAGGGCGCGGCGACGCTCACGGTCGTGAGGCTGCTGGCCGGCGCAT